TACCTTTTCCTACTGGGTGATCTGTGATACAGGTTCTACAGATAATACTCGTGAAATCATTACTGACTTTTTTAAGGAGAAGGGAATTCCTGGCGAACTTCTACAACATGAGTGGCAGGATTTTGGTCATAATCGTACCCTAGCCCTGCGTGGAGCCTTCAAGAAGGCAGAGTATATTTTTATTTTCGATGCCGATGATACGATTCATGGCAATTTTCGTATCCCATCCAAGCTCGATAAGGATTTTTATAAGCTAAAATTTGGATTTGGATTTACGTACTATCGTCCACTCCTGGTGACTGCGCAGAAGCCTACGAAATTTGTAGGTGTTCTCCACGAGTATATTAGTCTTGAAAATGCTCACCCATCTGAGTCAATTATTGAAGGAGATTACTATGTTGATTCCGGTAAGAATGGAGCCCGTAGTCGAGATAAGGATAAGTACCTGAAAGATGCAGAGATCTTGAAGAAGGCGTACTATAAAGAAGTTGAGACAAAAGGAGGTCTAACAAGTCGATACGCTTTCTACTGTGCCCAAAGCTACAAGGACTGTAATCGATCAGACGATGCGATTGAATGGTATACTCGCGTGGTAGAGGAACTGAATAATTGGGTGCAGGAGAAATACTATGCTTGCTTGATGCTTGGGTTTCAGTACCGCGGACAACATAATATTGTGAAAGCGATTGAGTATTTCTTGAAAGCAGAGCAGTTTGATCCAGACCGTACGGAAGGCATCATTTTTGCAGCTGAAACGATGAAAGATGCAGGACTGCACAGTCTTGTTGTGCTGTTGTACGAGAAGCACAAACACTATAACAAACATCCACAAGATAAACTATTTTTGTTCAGCGATTTCTATAACGATATATTTGAGTTTAATACAGGTATCAGTGCCTTCTTATTGGGTAATCGTACGTTGGCATACGAGTGTGGTAAACAGATTATTCTCAATAATATTGCCCAGCAACCTATTCGTAGCCGTACGTTTTCTAATTTGAGATTCAGTATGAATGAAATGAATGATGATCCAGATACTCTTGGACTATTTTATAACCTATCGCAGTACATTCACACGTGCACTGATCAGAAAGAAATGATCGTTATGTGGAATATGCTTTTCAAGAAGAACCGAGAACTGTTGACCGCTCCATCAAAGTTCAAACCGGCAAAGTCGTCCAAGAACCGAGTCTTTCTCTCCATTACGTCCTGCAAGCGCATAGATCTGTTCCGTGAGACTGTGAACTCTATCTTGAATCATTGGACGGACGCCGACCAAATCGATCACTGGTTCTGTGTCGATGATAACTCAAGCAAGGCGGACCGTCAGACTATGAAGAAATTGTATCCGTGGTTCAACTTTTACAATAAAACTCCTGAAGAGAAGGGGCACCGCGAAAGCATGAACATTATTTGGAATAAACTGAAGGAACTGAAACCCAAGTACTGGATTCATATGGAAGACGATTTCCTGTTTTACATCAAGCGTTCGTACGTCGAAGATTCCATCCAGTTCCTTCAGACTCAGACCGATATCAAGCAGGTTCTCTTTAACCGCGGATACTCGGAAACGATCAATGATGTAGATATGCGTGGGTACTCGCCGGTATCTCCTGGGTTTGTGGTTCACGAGCACAAGCGAGGACAGTTTCCGTACAAGAACTGCCACTATTGGCCACACTACAGTTTCCGTCCCAGCGTGATTGATGTTGACACTATTTTGAAGCTTGGGAATTACGATAGCCCCAATACCTTCTTTGAAATGGATTATGCCACACGGTGGACGGACGCTGGGTACAAGTCTGCGTTTTTCGATATGATTACGTGCAGGCATACCGGTCGTCTCACATCTGAACGTAATAATAAGAACATAAAGAATGCGTATGATCTGAATGATGAGTCTCAGTTCCGAAAAGTTGATCCTATCACGAAAGTTGTGAACTTGAAGCGTCGTGAAGACCGTAAGGCAACTATGACGAAACTGTTCAAGGAGAACGAGTTCACCGACTATCAGTTTATTGAAGCATTTGATGGTAAGACGTTAACCCCTACATTTGAGATATGGTCATTGTTCCGAGGCAACGATTTTGGGAATCGGCTTGGAATTATGGGGTGTGCTCTCACTCATTACAGTCTTTGGAAGTCCTTGCTGGAGGATACGTCGACTGATTACTATATTATTCTCGAGGATGATATTACTGTGACTCCTGATTTCAAGAGGAAGTTTGAACTCATACAAGACGCGTGTCTACAATCCGATTATCTACTTCTTGGTTATTCCATGTTTGATAAACTACGTAAGGCAACTCATAGTACGTATGTAGAACAGTCTGACAAGATAGTCATTGCGGAGCTCCAGACGACTCTGTATATTGGAGGCACATTTGGGTACTCAATCAATAAGACTGGAGCGAAGATACTGGTCGATTACATTGAAAAGAATGGAATCAAGCATGGAATTGATTATATCATAAAGATCTGTCCTGATTTGAAACCTATGGAACTCCAACCACAGATCGTGTTTGCCGAATGGTGGGAAGATGTGACCAAACCAATTGATTCAGATATTCAGACGGATTTTGTCGGTTTGAATTTTAGTAAATTTGAGACCGAGTTTACGTTTATTCAGGGATTCGATCAGATTGGGTGTGATTCTTATTACCATAACAAGCCTGTGCACGAATGTTTGGACATTGCACTCGCGGATCCCGATTGTGCCGGGTTCAATACGTTGGGGTTCTTCAAGAGATCGATTGACCCGAATACTCTGGGACGTTCACAGTACTTCAAGAGGAAGGATGGTATTTTCGTGAAGAATAAGGTACAGACGAAACCGACTGTAAAAATTATTGGAAACTGGGCATCGTCTCAGACTATGGCGAAAGAAGCTGGAGCGATGCCTCATCCGGATGTTACTCTCACGTGGAAAGATGAAGCAGATTACTACGTCATTCTGAATATACCGTCGACGGACGAATCATACGATCCAAAAAAAACCATCGTTTTTCAGATGGAACCGTGGGTGTATGATGATACAAAACGATGGGGCGTAAAGACTTGGGGAGAATGGGCCAATCCGGATCCTAAGAAGTTTTTGCACGTCCATAATCGTCGATTCCTCAATCCTGCTACGTGGACACTCAATGGAGACTTAAATACCTTTCCCCCGAAGAAAGACAATACGTGTATTATTCTGAGTCACAAGAAGCAGGATACTGGTCATCTGTTTAGGCTTGATGTGGTAGCCAACGGTACGATTGATGTCTACGGAAAAGAAAATTATCACTCTCTGCTCCATTACCAGGGCCCAGTTCCGGACGATAATCGGTACAATGTGTATTCCAAGTACAAGTACGTTTTGGCTGTAGAGAACAACTCTGAAGTCAATTACGCGACTGAAAAAATCTGGGAACCTCTGATTTGCGAATGCCTTCCCTTTTACTGGGGATGTCCTAACCTAGAAGACCATCTTGACCCTCAGTGTTTTGTGCGTCTTCCCACTGATCCTGTAAAGGCTGCTCAAATCATTCAGCAAGCTGTAAAGGAGGATTGGTGGTCTCAGCGTATTGGTGCGATTCGTGAAGCAAAAAGGAAGGTCATGAATCAGTACGGAATGTTTCCTGTTATTTCAAAGATCATTAAAGAAGCTACAACTGTACGGTATTATAGTCAGGACGGTCAGGATAAGTATTTGGATACCAATGTATTCAAACGTTTCAAGAATGGTGTGTTTGTGGATGTTGGTGCACATAATGGACTAACCATTAATAATACCATCTTCTTTGAGAAGAACAGAGGATGGTCTGGAATTAATGTGGAACCTATAAAGTCTGTTTATGATCAACTCACAAAGAACCGACCAAACTCTATAAACTTGAATTGTGCCGTAAGTAACACCGATGGCGAGGCAGAATTTATTTGCAATGAAGGTTACACTGAAATGATTTCAGGACTGAAAGATCATTTTGATCCCCGACACGTGAAGCGACTCAACAATGAACTAAACCAACACGGCGGACAAACCAATGTAATTATGATACCAACGAAACGACTCGAAACCATTCTGGATGAGACTGGAATTAAACACGTACATTACCTCAGTATTGATGTGGAAGGAGCAGAATTTGAGGTCGTAAAATCTATCAATTTTGATAAAGTGTTTATTGATATCATTGGGTTTGAAAATAACTACAATGATAACAGTATTCCTATTGTGAATTACTTAATTGAAAAAGGGTACTCGGTTATTCACCGGTCAATGGATATTTTTATGAAACACAAAGATTCAAAGTTTTAAATCGTTAGAATTGTCTTTTCCTTCGGATGCTCAGGCAGGGTTCCTGCCTTACGATGAGTTTGGATCTTATCCCAAATCTCGCGGAAACTTGATAGGTTGGAAGGCAACCAAGAATAGTCACGAGGTACGAGAGATATCCGGTACTTCTCAAAGACCCAGTATACAGTTGTCCACCACTCGGTCTCCAAATTTGGCATCATTTCGCGACGCCACGTTGCAACATCGCGCGTATCGGACAGATCGCGGTACACTACACGCCCATCTTCAGCTACAGCAAACCATGACTTATATTGAGCGGTCGATTCCAGCCATTCAGTATACGTGACCTCATTGAACTTCAACTCGACGTAATCACATTCCTTCATATCGGTACACTCCATCTGCAGTTGCATCTGGTGGTAATACGTTGAAGGAATTGGAGTATCGTCGGAAAACACACGGGAAATCGGGCACTTGAACTCTACCAAACGACCATACCTCGGATCGTCTTTTGATGCAGTCATGAGAATACCGTCCGGCGAAGCTCCTAGAAATTGGTGGTCTCGGTGAGGGATACACGTCGTATCGGCAATCTCCACGCCCGGCTGAATATATGTGGTGTAAATATACTTTGCAATCGGCTCAAAGCGAGTTCCCCACATAAGTGCCTTAGGTCCAAACCCCGACTGCTGTTGCTGACGGGGAGTAAGCTTAGACATCACGATCTCATGTTTCAGAGCAGGAGACGCATCCTGAACTGCCTTGTAAATTTCAGAGGCAGTCAACATTTCTCCTCGCTTGGCGTGCCATGCATTCGTACGCTGATCATCGTGGCCATATAGAACTATGAGTTGCTCGACTTTATCTAGATCCATTTGTCTTCATACACCTACGTTAACTAAACCCGTTTTCAGGTTAGCACATAGAGTTCAGTAAATGGAAATCCAAAGTCAGGAACAGTGGGTACTGTATCGCCTAGAACGATTTTATAGTGAAAAAGTGACTGCTCGTGTACGCAATATTCTGACAGGTAACTCAGATCTATCCCTACGTCTGATTGATTGGTTTGTCACCAATTATGCAAAGAAGTTCAATATTTCGTACATGACGAAAGCCAATAAGCACGTAATCGTGTATTTGTCGTACAAGTCTCACCTAAAAGCCTACAGCAAGAAGATGTTCGATCCGTTCTGTCGGTGGAAGCGTATTAAGTTCCGTGATATGGATACGACAGTTGGTCAGCTGAATTTCTTTGAGTGGGCAATTACCGACGAAGTTCTGGATTATCTAGAGAAGCACCGCGATGCAGTGCATGCGGATATGGAGACACGTCTGCACGATACAAAGGAGACAGATGGCCCAAAGAAGAAGCGCCACGAACTGTCACATTCTGCTACGAAGTCTATGGCTCGCCATGATGTGCGTGTAACCGTAAAGTTTGATTAACTTGAAACTAAGTAATGTATTCTATTCTAAAACCCAACTACGTCTACCGAGATACCTCGGAAGATATAGCTGATCACGATGATGACTTTGAGGCCGAGGAGTGGCATTATAATGGTAGGGACGTGTACCGTGGTTCCCTAGAT